CGGTAGCAGCATCGAAGACAGCATAGAAATTCCATTGGTTTCCACCATAAATAGCTCCACCAGGACAGTTAGGCGAAGTACCACGGTTAACGGCATCATCTTCTTGGAACCACAAAACAAGTTCAGAAGTAGGATGATTGAAGTTCAAGCGAACACGAGGAGTGAAAGTGGTAACACCATCACCTTGATTGTATTGCAATTGCTTGATGAGGTACTCGTGAGGGTTTTGAGCATAATGTTGACGAGCATCATTGTCAAGATAGATGTAATCTACCCAGAGAACACAGTTATCAAGGTTCAAGGGACTGATAGTTCCAGCACCTCCGGGACCAATGGAAGGAGCAGTATCTCCAGCATTGATATCACAAGGACACAAGACAACACATTCATTGAATGAGCGGAACTCATATTGAACACGAACTTGATGGAATTGAAGTGCAATAAGAGGAAGATGCTGTTCTTGCAAGTTTGGTTACCGACAGTACGAAGGGTAACAGCGGTAATTTGGGGAGTGGGAGATCCCGGTCCACCATTAGGAAGACCAACAACTGGTTGAACATTTTGTTGTCCAATCATAAGGTTGTAACCGACACGCTTTCCAGTAGGAAGAGTGAGTTCAGTCCATGCATCCCACCAAATACCATAATGACGATCAATATCAGTTCCTCCAATGTTGACACAAACTTGACGAACAAGAGTATGTCCAAGGGTAGGTGCCCATGAAACACCAGCAACACCAGTTCCAGTAGCATCAACGAGTTCGGGAACATCGACTTCAAGAGTCATCTTGGTTACGAGATCACCATTACGTTGAATATCTACTTGAACTTTACGACCAAAGTCACAGACACCTTGGAAAGTATTTTCAATTGATTCCATAGCAAAGTTTACATATGGATCATAAACGGATTTGAAGAAAGTGATTTCGGGATCACGTGTAAGCTTTTCGTCTTGTACGCCAACAGCTACTAATTGAATAAGTCCACCAGGCATTTTGGTTTATATAATTAGTTGAGATAAAAAATTTTGGAAATAAACACATTAATTATTAAAAAATAATATAAGATCTCAAGTAAGCTTTTCATCCTGTTCTAATTAATCTAAGATGAAAAACTTACTAGAGATCTTAAAGATAAAATTGATTAATCAATATAATAAAAAAATTAAATTCATAAGCGATTATGGGAAAACCACTAACAATTCTTGAAATTGTGGAAAAAAGTAAGAAAATTCATGATAATAAATATGATTATACAGATTTATTAAAATTTACAGAATACAAAAATAATAGAACAAAAATTCCAATAATTTGTAAGAAACATGGTAAATTTTATCAATCAGCCAAAGATCATACAAAAGGTAAGGAAGGATGTCTTAAATGTAGATCAATAAATTCAAGTAAACGACAATCCAAAGGAACTAAACAATTTATTATCGATGCACAAAAAATTCATGGAAATAAATTTGATTATTCTCAAGTAATTTATATAAATAGTCAAACTAAAGTTATAATTATATGTAAAAAACATGGTTCATTTGAACAAAAACCAAATAATCATTTACAATTATCACATGGATGTCCTAAATGTGGTGTTATAAAAGTTCAGTCACAAACAACAAAATCTATTGATCAATTTATTATAGATGCACAAAAAGTTCATGGAGATTTTTATGATTATTCTATTACTAATTATAAAGGCTCTCATAAAAATGTAAAAATAATATGTCCTGTTCATGGAATTTTTTCACAAGAAGCAAATTCACATATTAAAGGAAAGGGTTGTTCTTCATGTAATAAAAGTACTGGAGAAGAAAGAGTTTCTGTTATTCTACATGAATTAGGAATTATATTTGAACATGAAAAAAGGATCGATTGTTTGAAATTAAACGATTCAAGAAAACATAGACTTGATTTCTATTTCACATATAATAATCAAGAATGTGCTATTGAATATGACGGTATTCAACATTTTCATCCAGTAAAAATATTTGGAGGTGATAAATATTTGGAAAAAAGAATTATAAATGATAAAATTAAGACAATATATTGTCTTAAAAATAATATTAGGCTTTTAAGAATATCACATAAAGAATATCATAAAATTAAAGAAATTGTAGATCATTTTCTACTAATGACTGAATTACCAATGACATTCAAGTATCATTGTGTATATTAAAATTTATTTTTTATACATCTACATTTTCTACACCTTTATACACAAATTCTTCACCAGGACATGCTCGTTCAAAAGAATAAACAATATTCTCACCAAAGCGAGCTCGTTCAAAAGAATAAACAATATTCTCACCAAAGCGAAACAACTCAACAATTAATTTTTGATTCTCTTTATACAAGCTCATTGTTAGACAAGTTCCTTGTTTTAGTGGACCAATATCAAACAAACAATGAACATCGGTTCTACATTCAAAATTATCGCCAATACACAAAATCTGTCTTCCTGGTGCAAATGCTTGACTAAGATTTGTCCATTTACAATATACCTTAGTTCTGTATCTCACCCCACATTCTTGACAAACTGTGTCAAAAGGCACTAAACAAGGCATAATAAAATTGATTATTATTTATAGCATATAAAAAATGACAACTCTTTATCATCAAACATCGAAAGATTCTGTAGAAAAAATTATTAAGAATGGTATGAAATTAGGAACAAATAAAATTGTTGGAGGTGCTATATATTTTGCAGATAATATAAGTAATACATTTCACAAAGCTCAACATCATGGTGCTATTTTACAATGTGAAGTAGAATTAGGTAAACTATTAAATGTTGGTGACAATTATAATAATTATAATCAAAGAATTTTAAATAAACAAGGATTTGATTCTATTCTTGTTCCTAGACGTGGAGGAAGTGAATTTGTTGTATTTGACATGTATTATTTATCGCACTTTATTTAAATCCAATGTAATAACAAACAGTAATCCATCATTAACATGGTTTTAATTTTTTTACAAAAAAATATCAAGAGAATGTATACAAACAATGGGTATTAGTGAAACTCTCCAATGGTGGGGGATTAAAACTTTACGGATTTAATATATTTATTATTAGTCTTTTATCACTTATAGTTGCTGGAATTCTATTTATTAAAGGTGGAATTAATATACTATTTGGAATATTATTAATTATATTTGGAACAGTTCCAAATATTGGTATTGGACTTTGGTTATGGGATGAAGCAATTAGTCATGGTAATTGATAAAAAAATGAAAATATCTACAATTATGACACACACAAATGCTCTATCCAGATCCCGAAGGACAAAAGACTTTTCAAGGTTATCCTTGGTACACAAGACTCTGGCACTTCGTTCTATTATTTGTAGAACCTGCTTCAGAATTTTATGACATTTTTACTGACTTATTATTCATCTTTGAAATTGATAAGTTTAACACTGCAAATGGAATTACAATTTGGGAAAGTTATGTTGCCATGTTTGCATTAATTACATCTGCACTCATTGTTGGTCTCGAAACTGTTGCGCCATGTTTTGAAATGGTAAACCCGTGTAATTACCAAAAAGTACACAGAATTAGAAAAGACTGTAATAAAAACTGTATCATGTATTATTGGACATGGAGTTGCTGGTTTAGTCTTAATATCCACAGAAAATACATTATTAATCAAGAAATTACTGAAGAAGATCATCAAGCCAGAAGAGGATCATGTGCTAATTATAGTAGTGGAAGACATGGTGTCCTGTTATTCCTTGAAGATATCCCACAACTTTGTGCAGTCCTCAGTTTTTCTGCGAGATCAGGTATTAACAACTTTGTCATCTTGCAGAAATTAATTGTTGGAATTGTTAGTGGATCTTTGAAAGCAAAAACGTGGATTTATGGATAATTTTTTTATTCATTCAATAAAATAAATAAAATTCATTAAGTTTAAACATGTGTTGAAGAATGTATTGCAACATTTATTATTATTTCTGGATTCTTAGTTAAACGTAAACCAATTTTGACAGCATACTTAAACAATCATCTTCCCCGCAAATACATAAAAAAATTCATAGATTATAATATACAATATGGCTGGTATATTTACTGGTGTAGCATTAATACTTCTTATTGTTGGTATTTTAGGAATTATTATTGGAATTAGTTGGGGAACTGCTTATTTCCTTGATGTCAAATTTGTACCCAAACCATCACCTAAAACAATGTGGGTTCTTATACTTGGTGGTCTTGGTCTTGCCTGGTTTGCACGACTTTTCTTATAAATATTTGTTCTATTATATAAATGGATTGCATACTTTTAATTCGTGTTTTCCACGTTATTCTTGGACTAATACTCGCTTATGTTGGATACAATCTTGTTGTTCAAAATCCTGATTCCCCTCCTTCAGAAGGTATGAAACGGATGCTTATTGGTGTCGGTATTCTTGGCGTTGGTGCAGTAGGTTATCACACTTATCGTGTATTGTACCCAGGATTTATTTGTTCTTAAGTAATTACATTTATTTTTTTGTGTGACTTTAAAGACTAACACAAAATGTACAGTATATATATGGTGCATAAAAAAGGTATAAAAATCAATGCTAAACATGATTTAGGGAACCTTACACTTGGTGCCAAGCATAAAGAGATAGCTACTTTTTACAAGACATATCAGGAACAATTACCTATTTTGGAAAAGAAACTTGCTACATATATCTCTCGGAAAGCGAAATTGCAAAAGAAATCTTTAATCGAACAAACCGAAAAGGAGCGTATTGAGTTATTTAGTCTTGAAACACAAATTAGTGAATTAACGAAGGAAATTGATTCACTAAAATCGAATAATGAAGAGACTGATTATTATCTTGATGCAATGGAACATCTTTATGATTATTATTGCCCAGAAGGTGGACATGAAGATCGCGCTGAAATATATGAACAGTATCTTAAAAAATTGGATCCCAGTTATACTCCAAAAGCCAAAAAACATGATACAATTTATTGGTGTCATAATTGTCAAAAAGAGCGAGAACTAAATTCTTTGGAAGGCATAATTGTTTGTACCAATTGTGGGCTTACTGATCATACTATTATCGAAGACAACAAACAAAGTTATTCTGATGGTATGGTTCCTCAGGAATCCAATTATTTCAGTTACAAAAAGATTACTCATTTTAGGGAATGTATGGAACAATGTCAGGGCAAAGAGCGTACCGATATTTCTAATGCTATTTTCAATAGGATTATTGAAAAATTAAATGAAGAGGGTATTTATTCTAACAATATGCATAAAATTAATAATAAGAAGATGAAGGAAATTCTTCGGGAACTCGGATTGAACAAATATTATGAGCATATTCCTTTTATTCTAACTAAACTCGGTGGTCAAGGTCCACCAACAATTCCTCCACATATTGAAGCCCGATTAGAAAAAATGTTTAAACAGATTCAGATTGCTTTTAAGAAATGTTGTCCAGAAAATCGCAAGAATTTCCCGAGTTATAATTACGTTTTGCATAAATGTGTAGAACTCATAGGAACATGTGATGAACTTCTGGAACATTTTCCACTTCTTAAATCCAAACAAAAATTGCAAAATATGGACCAAATTTGGTACAATATTTGTAATATTACTGGATATGAATTTATTCCGAGTATCTAATTTATTTCTAATTTTTTTTTGCGTGCGTTAACAACCTTATTAATCAAATAATATATAATATAAAATGTCAGAAGTTTATTCTAAGGAGATTGACAAGATTGTCAAAAAACGTATTGAAGAAGAATTTAAGAATAAAGAGAAATCGATAAAGAAAGATTACCTAACAGTTGATCCAGAAATTAGAAAACAAAAGCATTTCTGTGTCTCTTTTTGTCCACCAAAACGTACTGTTTTAGAAGAAGCAGAAACATTGTGTTTTGCATATTTTATCGCTGAATCAGTTAAGCGTGAAGAACTTATTGAACTTTTACAAAAACAACCACCTGTTACAGGTGATTCTGAAGTCGATAACATCGAAAAGAAGAGATTTTTAGAAGAAACTTTCATGGAATTTATGGATCATTATGGTGAATACAAAAAAGAACATAAAGTCTTATTGAAAAATCGTCTTAAGGAACACTTTGGTCCTGATGTTCGTGTTGATTATGCATTCAAGGTACGTGGAGCATTTAAGAGTAGTAAAAAGGCACATGACCATGCTAAAGAAATTTCAGAAATAGATGGATTCCCTGTATTTGTTGGTGATATGGGAAGTTGGATGCCTTTCAACCCAAGCAAATTTACAACTGAGCATTATGATAGTGCTAACGATAAAATGAATGATCTTATTCGTGGTTATCAAGAGGAACGTGAAAAGGCTGAGAGGGCATTTGGACTTCGTAAGGATCTTTTGTATCGACAAGGGACAAAACGCGCAGAAGAGATTAAGGCACAAAATGAAAAGGCTATTGTGTCTGGAGAATTTGGCGATGCAGAGAATCCCAAGGATCCTTGGGATGGTAAGCGAAGTGTTGATGTTCCTCTTACAGAAATTGATGATTGGAAGGAAAATCCTGAAGAACCGGATCCTGACATGATTGAAATTGATATGTTAGCACCCCCACCTCCACAGAATGGAAAAACAAAAATGGAAGAATTAGAAGAACAATACCAAAAAGCTGCTGAAGAGATAAATTCCGTTTTTGAAAAGTCTGAAACAAAGTAAAAACTGAATAATTTATTTTTTTATACCACAAAATGAATATCCCAAATGAACTTTGGTACAATGTATTCTCTTTTTTGAGTCAAAAAAGTCAAAGTAGGTTCAGTAGTTTGTGGAATTTACACAACTTGGATACAGAAGAAATAGGACTGATACATACTTCAAATGATTTGTGGTTTAACAGTGCTAAAAACGGTTATATTAACTTAATGAAACTCTTGATTAAAGCTGGTACTGACTTAAATAAACAAGACAATTATGGCGATACAGCTCTACACTTAGCAAGTAATCGTGGTCGTAAAGAATGTGTTGAACTCTTGATTAAAGTAGGTGCTGACTTAAATATTCGAAATATTTATGGTGAAACAGTTTTACATTGGACAAGTGGATATGGTCATAAAGAATGTGCTGAACTCTTGATTAAAGCTGTTGCTAATATTGATGTTCAAAACAATAATAATGATACAGCTCTACATTTAGCAAGTTATAATGGTCATAAAGAAATTGCAGAACTCTTGATTAATGCTGGTGCTAACATAAATATTCAAGACAATAAAGGTTATACACCTATACAATGGGCAAGTATTCGTGGTCATAAAGAATGTATTGAACTCTTGATTAAAGTTGGTGTTGAAAATATTTAAAATTGAACAATTTTAAAGTTATATTATCAATTAAAATAAATGACAAAGGTTTCTAATATTAAAGAATCTGGTGATACTCTTAATTTTACTTTAAATAACACAAATAATAGTATTGCCAATGCAATTAGACGTGTATTAATTGCAGAAATACCAACATGGTCATTTGGTAAGATCACAGTTGAAGAAAATGTCACACCGTTTAGTGATGAATACTTAAGTCATCGTGTTGGACTTGTGCCAATTAATAATGAAATTGTGACAGATAAAAGTCCACGCGAATTTGTTCTTGATGCAAAAGGTGATCCTTCTGGATTACGAAAAGTTTATAGTCAAGAAATCAAACCACAAGATTTTGTGTTCCCAGGTATTATTTTAGCTGAACTCAAAGGTCTTCCTGACAAACAAGAACATATTAAAATCAAAATGACTTTAGAAAAAGGAACTCATAAAAGTCATGATGCTAAGTATTCTGCAGTAACAATTGCTAGTTATAAACAAAAAAATGAGTCTACATTTGAATTCGAAGTAGAAAATCGTGGATTAATGAAGCTCAAAACTCTAATACATTTAGCACTCAAAGTTATGATCGATAAGTTAACATTAATTTTCGATGCTATTGAAGAACCAAATACAACTAAATTGTCATTTAGTGAATCGGCAACTGATTTACATAAAATAAGAATTAATGATGAAGATGATACTATTGGAAACTTAATACAGACTTTATTAATGAAAAAAGTCGATTTTGTGGCATATGAAAATCCTCATCCACTGGAAAATCATGTTATTGTCAGTATTAAAGATCCAAATGCTAATGATTTATTCAAGAATGCATTGATTGAACTAATTAAAGAATTCAATTCTATTAAATCACAGTTCAAATAAAATTGATTAATATTATTATTTTTTTAATTTCAAAATGAACTTTCCAACAGAACTCTGGTACAATGTATTCTCTTTTTTGACACAAAAGAGTCAATCAAAGTTCAGTAGTTTATGGAACTTACACAACTTAAATAAAGAAGAAATAGAATTAATATACATTTCAAATAATTTATGGTTTGATGCAAATACAAAAAAATACAAAAAACTTATTGAATTCTTAATTAAAATTAGATGTATGGATATTGATGCGAAAGATAAAAAGGGTTATACGATACTATACATATTATGTAAATATTATGATATTTATCATGAAATTATTGAATTATTGATAGAATTAGGTGCTAATATAAATATTCAAAATGGTGGTATTCAAGAAACAATACTTCATGTGTTTTGCATGACTCAAAATGAAAAAAATATCAAATTCTTAATACAAAAAGGTGCTAACTCAAATATAAAAGATTTATTGGGTAGAACACCTTTATTTTGGGTATGTGGTAATAAAGAATTGTTCGAATATTTAGTTGATAATGGCGCTGACACGAGTATTCGTAATTATGCAAACGAAACACCTCTTGAACTACATAAAATATTATTGTTACTAGCTAAGCGTGATCCACCCTTGCTACTTCAGGATCAGAATTGAATCTAGGTTTAAATGCACGTGGTTTATTCTTTCTTTTCTTTCTATCACGTTCTTCTTGTCTTCGTTTACGCTCTAATGCTTCTTTTCTGATATGATATTTATTATCATATTGCTCTCCGTGGAATTTCCAGACTAATGGACTCCCAAATCGAAAATTATTTCTTTCTTTTGCTTTATACCAAAAAACTGTATCACGAAGTTTACTACTATTACTTGACTTCTTGATGACAAGAACATTATAATCCTGCGTACAATTATCCATAACCTTGTCAAACTCTTTTTTATTCTTAAATCCTGATACATAATTTTCATAAATAACCTTACGCTCTCTCGGATTTCCATTACTACAGATAAAAACATAATCAATATTGCCACGAAGCCCTCTCGGTAATCCTAAAGGTTCTTGTAATCCGAAAATAGCAGTGATTCCCCACCAACGCCCATTCATAAAAACGAATCTCATTAATTTATGCTTTGTCCACGAATCATCCCAAAGACAATCATCGAGTAAAAGTAATGCTCTATTATCCACTTTTTTAAATTTAGGATCCTCGTTAACCTTAATTGTAATTTCTTTTTGACGATCAACGAAATCTTCAAGCATTTCTTCACTATATTCATCTTCAATGAAGATATCGGGATTATATTGACCATAATAATGATTTGATTCTTCTGTGCCACTAATAATTTTAGCTACAGGAACTTTGGCAATTAGAGTCATCAAATCTTTAATAAGAAATGATTTACCAGCACCTCTTGGACCAATAACAACAATAATTTTATTATAGAGAGAATGGACAAGCTTACCTTTTCTATCTCGTTGATGAGGGTCAAATCTAAATATTTTAATTTTGTTGTCATTCTTCTTGCCACTCATTTATTTTTATACATATAACTTCTAAGCATTGTTTATCGCGATCTACAAACTAGCACTAAAATCATCTAAAGAACCACTAATTACTGCTTCATTTTCAAAATCAGAAAGTATATAATAATTATTAAGACTAATAACTAAGTAAGTGACAATTGAAATATAAATCAAGAACTTTGCTACAGATTTTAATGTAACACTTTCTGAAGCAAGATAAAATACTATTGTGCTAAGAATAATAAGTAAAATACTGGCACCTACTGGTGTTGTGATCAATTGAAGCATATATTCTTGATCCATTATAAACTAAAAAAAGAAAATACAAATATATTTATTTACACGGTGGCACGACTACGTCTTACACGTCCACTCTTTTTCTTTGTTGGTGGTACTGTTGTTATATTTGTTATAGGTTTATCAAACATACTAAATGTATCTTCGGTTTCTGATGTAGTTGGTTTTTCAGTTTCAGTTTTAGTTGTTTTTCTTGTATATTTACGTTTTGTTGGTTTTGTTGGTGGTTCTTGTACCTGTTCAGGTACTGGTTCTGGTTCCTGAACAGGTTCTGGTTTCTTAAGACCACTGTTTTCTAAAGCACTCTTGAGAATTTCATCAAAATTATCTACTTTCGCTCCTTGACTAAGTTCAACAAACTTTTTGAACTTAAGAAATTCCATCACTTGCTCTTTGGTATATCCAGAACCTTCTTGAACAACAGTCTTTTCTGCTTCTGATAATAAAGCAATTGCTTTTTCCTTATTTTTAAATTCTGTTTCAATTAAATCTGATTTACGCACAATCATTGATGGAGAATCTTTAAGAACTGTGTCTCTAGATTCTGTAGATTCTCTAGATTCTCTAGATGAAACAGAGCTTGATCTGGAACCGCCTCGTTTCTTTAATTTAGGACTATCTTCATCACTTCTAGTATTATTATTCATATCAACTTCTATAACATCATTGTCTTCCTCTTCTTCTTCAGAAAAACTAGAATAATCACTATCTGTTTCACTTAAATCATCAGAATCAGAATCTGACATAGTATCAGAATCACTATCTTCATCAGCAGGTTTAATTATGACATCTGGTTCTGGATCTTCAGGTTCTTCTACATGTTCAGGTTCTGGATTGTCATTAGGTTCTTCTACCTGTTCGGGTTCTGGATTAAAGTCTTGTACAAGTTCTTGTTCGGGTTCTTGACTGTCAGGTTCTTCTACTTGTTCGGGTTCTGTATTAAAGTCTTGTACCAGTTCTTGACTGTCAGGTTCTTCTACCTGTTCGGGTTCTGGATTAAAGTCTTGTTCGGGTTCTTGATCGTTATTTTCATGTCCTCCGAACATAAAATCATTTTGTCCATGATAATCAAAAAGTGATTGATTATCGTTATCACTAATTGTATCAGGTTCTTCCACAGGTTTAAAATGCTTAAGACCAGATTTAATTGAATCAAATAGAATTTTTTTAATAGATTTATCATTTAATTCCTTTTTTGCAGACGAACATTTATCAGTATACAATTGAATATTGTCCCACAAAGTACTAGCTGCACGAAGATATATATCACAAACAAGATCTCTAATATGATTGGGATTATATTCATCACCAAAACGCTTACGTGTTTTATCTTGGAAAGTTATACAATCATCATCAACAAATTCAGTTTCTCTCCAGTCCTTCGCAGTAGCTAAAAGTTTCTGTAATTCCTTGAGTTTATTTGTTTTTTCACCACTCTTTTCTGCCTTTTGATATCTTCGTTTCGCTCCATGATGAATGGTATCAAACTTACGACGAACCATAGGATACAGAATTGTCTTAATAAAAAAGTCTTGGTTGTCCTTGAGTCGACTTGTTAATAAACTCATTTTGTTTAAATCAATACATTCTTTGTAAACAAAAAATCGCACAATCAAAAAATATAAGCTCACTCGATACACTCTAATTTATATATTCTGTTCAATCAATAGAGTGAACGAGTGAAGCGAATCAAACGATAAAAAAGTAATATTAATTATATGCCGCAAGAAGATCGTACTTTGCACATTGTTTCTGAAGCAATAGCTATTTTGATTGTTGTTCCATGGTTAATCTGGATCGTGTGGAAAAAAGAAATATCTGATTTAGATAGATTATTCTTAATTGTTCTCGCAATAGGAACACTTATAATTGACGGGTATTTATTAGTTAAATGGTTCATTCCATCCATCAGGTAAATTGACATTCTTTCTTCTAGCACGATTAAATTCCGCCAAACCTGTATCAATGACATCATCAGTATTCAAAAGATGTAAGAAATCTTGTACCATCCACTGTGTTAATTCTAATCCGTCAAGCTTTCTACTGTATCGTTGATTTGGCAACAGATTCAAGTAAGACCTATCTGTTTGTTCCAAAAGAAGTTTCCAATTATAATCAATATTAGTTCTATCCTGTTCCAGCATTGGGACATAATCTGCCACAAATTTCTTAGCATGTTCATTTTCTCTAACCCATTTCGGATAAATTTTTTTGTGTAACAATTGATCTAGACGTCCTGCTAATTGTACTGGACTCTTAACAGATAATTCAGTAGTCCACTTAAATAACAATGTATTTCGATGTTCTAACATTTCCTTTAATTCTTCCTGTGTATCATATAACCACTGACAATACAAGAATTCCGTAATACACAAAGTAGCTACTTCTGCACACATCCACATACGTTTAAACATATATTTTTCATCTTCATCAAATACAGTTGGAATAGGAAGACCCCAAAGTTGATGAATACAATCATGAACTCTGAAAATAATACTCTTCAAATAAGTCTCTTTTACATTTCCACGTTTACTTTTTCTTTCTGTAAATGGAATACAAGACCATCTTGGTGCGAATTTATCTGTTTCACCAAATTCTGCACCACTTTCAATAATTCTTGCTGCAATAGGAGCCCATTCGTCAGGAAATACTTCATAAATAAATTCACGAAGATTCTTAGAAAAATAAGCTTTTTCTAAATTGATTTGTCTTGTTCTCTTATAGGACATTGTTGTGTCAAATACTTTAAACTTATTAATCAATTTTTTGTCGCCATTTAACACAATAAGAATTTTAAAGATAATAATTAAAATTATATAAATGGATATTATCAGAAATCACCTTAGACTTGCAAATACTGAATTGGCATTAGAAGTGTGTGAAACTATTAAAGATTTCAATAAATTTGATGAAAATGGTTTGTCATTACTTCATTATGCAGCTGCAAAAAATAATGTAGAAGTTCTTGATTTTATGATTAAAAATGGTGGTGATATCAATATTCTCGATCGAAAAACAGAAAGAAAAATGAAAAGACTTAATTCAGAGATACATCAAGTAGAGATGTACAATAATCAAAATTACGATACTTATAATTGGTCACTACTTCACTGGGCAGTATCAGGAGATCATCAAGAAACAATTGAATACTTATTAAGACAAGATCCAAAGTTGTCAAGAGATAACTATGGGTATAAAGCATTTCATATTGCATTCAATTTGAATACGCATATCAAATATCCTAGATTATTTAATAAATTTACTTATGAAGATCTTAGATTAGCAGCACATCTTTGTTATGGAGATATGACTAAAATTAAGTTTTTACTTGATAGAGGTCTAAATGTGAATGAACCATTTATCTTTAACAATGGTAGATTTTTACATGATGCATGCCTTAATCACAATGTCGAACATATAAAAAATTTAATAAACAGGGGTGCTGATAAAACAATCAAAGATAAAAATGGTTATGATGCCGTTTATTGGGCAAACAAATTAGGAAGATCAAGAAGAGTGCTTAAAGCACTTGGGGAACATGTTCCTTGGTACCTTATTTGGTAAAATACCTTACTTAAATTTCATTATAGGTTTCAAAAATGATTGGCGATTACTTTGAGTTAATACACTTCCTCTTTTGCTGTCATTTAGCGTATTGGCTCCCATAACAATCTGGTTATTAAGACCATACAATGCCGCAGTAGGTGTTCTTGGATAAGGAATAGGTTGTTGATCAGCAGCACTTCTATTAACATTAGTTCTGGTTAAACCAACAAATTGGTTATCATAATCAGAATAATTTTTTTGTGCCATTTGTCCAATAGGTTGTCTATTAACTGTTACTGGACGCTTGTTGTTAAGTTTAGTTGTTCTATTATTTCTGTGTTCAAGTCCAATCATTCTTCCTCCACCAGCAAATCTTTCAGTACCAGCTACATCTTCACGTTTAGTTTGTTTAGCATGAGCTTTTGTGAATTGATGAGATCCTTGTGCATGACCAATACCAACTCGTCCAGTCATTTGAACATTATCCACATATAAATTCTCAACACGTCCATTTCTTAATCCGTGTTTTGAACCACGATTAGGTGTCTTTTTAGAACTAGAATGTCCAACACCACGCCTGTCATCTTCACCATATTCAATAGGATTCCGCATAAATTTAAATTGAGATTTGTCATTTTGACGACCAGCACGTAAATGCATGTCACCACCAACAGTTCTTTGTCCATCAATATATGTGTATGCATGAGATTCCGGTAAAAGCATATCATTTTCATTTCTAAGTCTATTGCCGTATTCTTGTGTGTCTGGTCTATGATCGCGTCTTGTATCGTAATCTTGTGGTGTTCTAGCAAGTAGAGTTCTCTTGTTTGTATATGGATTCTTTTGATAATCAACATCAACAACTCCATCACGAAGTGCTTTAATTGAAAGTGATTTATTATGAAGACTTTTATGCATTCCTTTACCTTGTGTGTCATTTGGACCAACCATTACTAAAGCTTTCATGTTTCCATCACGTTCGCTAACAAGATGACCAAATTGCATTCGCTTAGTATTCTTGGGTTTAATATTCATTGTTCTGTCGTAACCCATGTCTTCATGGCGATTTGTAAATGCATGTCCAGTACGTGATGTGTCTTCTGGACGATTCTGGAGTCGGGTAGCCTCCACAAATGGTTTGCGATTTTCTGGCAATGGTGTGTAATCATGTTCACGATATTCATTTCCAAAGTGTTCAACTGATTCTGGTTTCTTTACCATTCTTTCAATCCTTCCAGCTAAACGATCATTGGCACCTTTACTGAATGTACCAATTCCTGGAATAACACGTGCCTGATTACCTTGACCATAAATAGCTTCAGGTCTTCGTTTAAGATTTTTCTTTTTCGGTATGAAATGACCTTTATCTCCTTTCATACCTATCTTTGTTCTATTAATTTCATAACTTGGACGGACTTCGCCACGGAGTTCATCAATATTGTATTCTGGAGTTCTGTACCAAGGATGGTATGGACGATCAGTAGGTTCGGCATTATAACCGATATCAACACCAGGAGCAACTTTAATTTCTGGCGTTGGCTTTTCGAATTTTTTACTTATCGTGCTCGTAGTATCACGATATCGCGAAGACATAGCGAGAGTACGTTCCATAACATCATTCTTATTCGGTAAATAATCATATTTGAATGGTTTAAATAAAGGTACATTTTCTTTTTTCTCTGGTCTATCTAAAAGCGGTTTCAAGTTTCTGCCAGTAAATAAATTAAGTTTTTGTGTCCATTCATGTGCTTGTGGTACGTATGGTTGTTTTTTAAAATTAGGTTCCATATAAGTTCCAAGAAGCTTGTTTTCGCTTAGAAAAACTGAATCATCAACTTCAGCTGCATGTTGTGGTGTACCAACCAGATTTAATTGTTGATAACCTTCCTTTTTTCCTTTACTATATGGTTTAGGAGCAAACTTCACTTTACTACCACGTCCCATTTATTTCTGGTTAGATTTTATTATGGGTTAAAAAAAATACTCAATTCCTTAATAAAATAGATGACGTTTAACATTATCACCATACAAAATATGTTCAAATCCACCGCCTGTTATACTAAGTGGACAAAATGGATCCCAGCTTTTTACTTTATTACGTTCCATCATATAATTACCAGCATTTTCTTCATTACTTTTGAAAAGTCTATCATCAAATTCAGCAGGAGTATTTAAAACTCTGTAGTCTAGCGGGTTATTACTGGTTCCAACGCCACCAGGTGCACTTGATGGTAAACCAATGAATTTTTCGTCACTTTGTTCATCACTTTGTTCGTCACTTTGTTCGTCACTACCACGTTCTTTATCTATAAACATTGTAGCAAGAATTGCTGCAACAACAAAATATAACATACTAATTTCTTGTGTAACTAAATAAATCAAGAAAAACAAAACTATAGAAAATCTGACTACAGAATTAAGTAATTGATTAGATGACATTTCTTGATTAGGAATAATATCAAGAATATGGTCTTTATCAATTAAAATAGATGGATCATCAAACCAAAAAGGAGTTTCATCAATAACTTTTTTTGGTTTTGATGAACAACTTTGTTCGCATTCTTCTTCATTAACATAATTAGGAAGTTGATCTAGTTCCTTTTTTAAATCGTCCAAAGGTGTATTTGATTTAAATCGTTCATAATTTCTATTTACAACATATTGACGAGTACCAAGTGGTGTTTTTTTATCAGGACCATTGGGACCATCAGGATTTTGCAATTCCTGTGCAACAGAATTATTATTAAGATCACATTCAACTTTATAAACATTGAAATAAGGAACATTAGCAGGACACTGAATAGGTCCTTCATATAAATTAATTGGAATCCCACCTCGTTTCTTTTTTTTCAAATTCCGAGGAACAGGATTTTTTTGATAATACATTGATGGATCCATTCTTTATTGTAAACATAGAAAAATAAATAAATCGATTATTAGTACAAAAAATGATAATTATTATTAATAATACTTAAAAGTATGAAATAAAGTAAAAACTGATTAATCTTATTGTTATTTTTATATCACAAAATGCAATTACCTAATGAACTCTGGTACAATGTATTCTCTTTTTTGACTCAACAAAGTCAATCAAAGTTCAGTAGTTTATGGAACTTACATAACTTAAGTACAAAAGAAATAGAATTGATTTGGTCTTCAGATAATTTGTGGTTTGGTACTATTAAAAAAGGTTATACGAAATTGATAAAACTCTTGCTTAAAATTAGTGCTATTGATCTAAATATTCAAGACAATGATGGTTATACAGCTCTACACTTAGCAAGTATTAGTGGTCATAAAGAAATTGTTGAACTCTTGATTAAAGCTGGTGCTGACATAAATATTCAAATTATTTATGGTAATACATCTCTACATTATACAATTAAATATGGTCATAAAGAAATTGTTGAACTCTTGATTAAAGCTGGTACTAATATGAATATTCAAAACAATTATGGTGATACAGCTCTACATTGGGAAAGTATTCGTGGTCGTAAAGAAATTGTTGAATTATTGATTAAAGCTGGTACTGACTTAAATATTCGAAACAGTTATGGTAATACAGCTCTACATTTAGCAAGTAAATATGGTCATAAAGATTGTGTTAAACTCTTGATTAAAGCTGATGTTGATCTAAATATTCAAGACAATAATAGTGAAACAGCTCTACATTGTGCAAGTAAATTTGGTCATAAAGAAATTGTTGAACTCTTAATTAAAGCTGGTGCTGACTTAAATAGTCAAAACAATGATGGTTATACAGCTCTACATATTGCAAGTATATATAATTATAAAGATTGTATTGAATTGTTAGAAAAAACTGATTAATCCTTTTTATTTGTGATATAAATAAAAGATGGATTTACCTAATGAACTCTGGTACAATGTATTCTCTTTTTTGACTCAAAGAAGTATGTCAAAGTTCAGTTGCTTATGGAACTTACATAACTTAAGTACAAAAGAAATAGAATTTATACACTGTTCAAATGATTTGTGGTTTGACACTGCTAAAAAAGGTTATATTAAATTGAAGAAATTCTTGATTCAAAATGGCGCTAATTTGAATATTCAAAATAATTACAGTAGCACATCTCTACAAATAGCAAGTATATATGGTCATAAAGAATATGCTGAACTCTTGATTAAAGCTGGTGCTGACTTAAATAGTCAAGACAATATAGGTTGGACAGCTCTACATAATGCAAGTAGAAATGATTATAAAGAAATTGTTGAACTCTTGATTAAAGCTGGTGCTGACTTAAACATTCAAAACAAATATGGTTGGACAGCTATGCACTTAGCAAGTAAATTTGGTCATGAAGAAATTATTAAACTCTTGATAGCGAATGGTGCTGATGTAAGTATTCAAAACAATGATGGTCACACAGTTTTACAACAAATATTAAGTAATTATAGTTGTAAAGATATTGTTGAACTCTTGATTAATGCTGGTGCTAATAAATCCAGTTTTTAGTTTAATATACAATATAATTATTTAAAGAAGATTCTTTTTTTATATTATAAATGGAATTCGATTCTGCAATTGCCCTTGATGATTTAGATCAATTAAAATACTTGGTCGATGGATGTGACATAAATATGGATATAGGGAAAGGAAATACACTATTACATAGAGCTTGTGAATATAATAGATATAATATTGTATTATTTCTTTTACAAAATGGTGCTAATCCAAATATTAAAGATAATGAATGTTTTAGAACTCCACTGCATTTAGCTTCAATGTATGCAACTCAACAAATTTGTGAACTCTTGATGGTTAATGGTGCTGATATTAATGATAAAGCTGGAGGTGACATGACACCATTAATGAATGCAGCAAATAGAGGAGATGTTTCTTTAGTTGAATATTTTCTAGAAAATGGTGCACATATTAATGATGTAACAGTACAAGGATATACTGCTTTATTTTGGGCAACAGTAAACAATAAACCTGAAACAGTAGAAATTTTACTTAAAAATGGTGCTAATAAATATATTATTGATCAAATGACACAAAGAACTCCAAAAGAATGGGCTCAAGAAAGAGAATATGAAAATATTATTTGTATGTTCGATGAAATTGATATTTAAAAATTGATAAAACTAAATTCATATTTGAAAATATGAATAATAAATCTAAAATTGGGAGTTTAATGACAATTATTGTTCATATGGATACAAATAATCCATACGATCTAAAAGTGATTGAATTAAAAAAAGAGTTTATTTCATATTTAATAAATAAGTTTTTTGGTGATGATTTATTTTTATCATCTAAGATAATTGGAAATTCTACAGAACACCATTGTTTTATACTACTTTCAACAATTGAACTTTATCAATTATTTAATCTTGTTTATATTGATATCAATATTACAGATAATTCAATAGAACTTATTAAAGATATTTTTGATAACAAATTTAATAATACCAAAAAAACTGATTAATTTTTTTATTCACTTATCAAAAATGAACTTACCTAACGAACTCTGGTACAATGTATTCTCTTTTTTGACTAATAAAAGTATATCAAAGTTCAGTAGTTTATGGAATCTACACAACTTAAGTACAAAAGAAATAGAATTAATACACTGTTCAAACAATTTGTGGTTTAGAGCTGCTGAAAAAGGTTATATTAAATTGATAAGATTCTTGATTAAATCTGGTGTTAATGTAAATATTCAAAATTATCATAGTGAAACAGCTCTACATATAGCAAGTGAATATGGTGGTTGTAAAGAAATTATTGAATTCTTGATTAAAACTGGTGTTGATGTGAATAAACAAGAAAATCATGGTTATACAGCTCTACATTTTGCAAGTATGTATGGTCATAAAGAATGTGTTGAACTCTTGATTAATACTTGTACTGATGTGAATAGTCAAAACGATTATGGTGAGACAGCTCTACATTCGGCAAGTTATTATGGTCGTAAAGAATGTGCTGAACTCCTGATTAAAGCTGGTGCTGATGTAAATATTCAAAACAATATTGGTCAAACAGCTCTACATATAGCAAGTAATCGTGGTTATAAAGAAATTGTTGAATTGTTAGAAAAAAACTGATTAACATTATTTTTTATATCACAAATAAAAGATGGATTTACCTAACGAGATATGGTACAATGTATTTTCTTTTTTGAGTCAAAGGAGTATGTCAAAGTTCAGTAGTTTGTGGAACTTACATGATTTAAGTGAAAAAGAAATAGAATTATTATGGACTTCAAGTCATCCATGTTTTATATTTGACGCATGTAAACATGGATATATAAATCTTGTTAAACTTCTTATTATTAAGTTTGGTGTTGATATTTCAGTATCACACGGGTTTGATAAACTTATTCACTGTGCAAGTAGATATGGTCATAAAGAAATACTTGAATTTTTAATAGCTAATGGTGCTGATGTAAATTCCTACGCAATGTGGAAAGATACACCTCTTATGTTAGCATGTGTTGCTGGACATAAAGATTGTGCTGAACTCTTGATAGCGAATGGTGCTGACGTGAATATACAAAGTAGTGGTTGTGGATCAGCATTATCTTCTGCATGTGTTGCTGGACATAAAGACTGTATTGAACTCTTGATAGCGAATGGTGTTGATGTTAAAAATGATGATGTTATGTCAGAATTATTTTTAAATGAAATGTTAGGAATATCAGGTTGGGAAGACATTATTGAAATGTTAGGAATATCAGGTCGGGAAGATATTATTGAAATTGTAGTAAATTCAATTAAAAAAAATTAAGAGACAATTGTCTCATTTTTGTTTTTTTTAAAAGTATACTTGATTATGTCCATTGGCTCGTGGAGCATAGACTTGATAACTTGATTGTTTGTTTTGATTATAATTCTTGTTCTTTGGAATATAATAAGGAGTACTAAGCAAGTAAGCTAATCTGAATACTGACAAATTACGCAAGTATCGTTCAACTCTATGATATCCAACGCGACGTCCTTCTTCAATTTGTGTATAATAAAGATCATCTAGAATATGTTTCTCCATTGGATCAATTTGTTGACTACTAACTGAAGATCGAGTATACAATGCTTCATAAGTCTCATAAATTCGCTTTACTAGTCGTTGGAAATTAGATTCCATTTTTGTGTAATTACCTTCATATTGTGGGAAGAAATACAAGAATTGTCTTCGTTGTTCGCCTTCAAGACTAAATTGATCTTCGCGAAGAAGTTCAAGTACACGATAATTGATGTTTGGACAATTACCTTTCATTCTACGTGCAAGTCTATAATTATCTTTTTCAATCTTAATTTTATCACCAGTTGTTTTGTGAGTCAAGATGAATCCAAGAATACTAGTTTCATTAAATGGTCCTTCAACAGGATTCTGTACTTCTTTCCAGAATTCATCAAAAGTACTGAAATCATATTGATTGGGACGAAGAATACCGATATCATGCTCAACGTAACCAATTGAATTCTCTTCAGAAATAGCGTTAATGTCAACTGTACAAAGATGAATCAACGAACTTCTATCGTATTTAACAATCATATGATTACTTGGATGACGTACAATAAATGTGTAACAGTATTGCTTATTTAATTTTTCATAATCTAACTTAGAAATTCCAGCAGCTTCAACAAACAGATCATAAAAACTGCGCTTGCTACTCCAATTTGCGTCACGTGCATCAATACACTTCAATGTAGCTACATTCCATTGATTTTTATACCAATACAAACGTACTACTGCACCATCAATAAGATTTTCTACTTGATAATCTGTCCAATCACTAGTAAGTGATTCCTTCATTGATTCCGCATAATCGCGAATAACATTGAAAGAAAATGCAACAATGTTAGGTTTTCCTGTTGTTGGTTCAGGAGTTTCCATAATAATACCATTGCTTTGACGTACTGCAACAATACCAAAATCAGATTGACGACGTTGACTATTCAACACAAATAGTTCATCTTTCCAATTAACAGTGATACTATATGGTTTCTGACCGAGAACATTTCGCAAAGTTCGTGGATATTGATTAGCGTTTGGTACATTAACCTTCAATTTTTCGATGAAGGAGGGGACTTCCATTTTTTGTTTTGTAAATTAGTTATTAATTATATCTTTAAGTCAATTTTTAAAGTTTGGTGTATTGTGAGGTAAGATATTTTCTGTCCTTTTATTAGTAATATGTCAATCAATCGTGAAAAATCAGAAACACCAGAACAGGTTTTCATTATAAAAGCAAAAGAACCCATTATTCCTTGGGATAAATTAACTGAAGATGAGCGTGCGAATCTTCTTATACGTGAATTAGGTGATTTAATTTTCAAACGTCGCGATTTTCTAAGGACTATTAGAGTTTTAAGTGAGCTTTTTACAGATGTAAATAAAAAGGATGAATTACAAAAAATTCTGCATGGAGAACCAACACGAGAAACAGTTAATTTCATACTTAGTGTGAATTGGATAGTTCCTGTTATAAATGACGTAGAACTTGTGTTGAATGTTGGAAAAGATAAAAAAGGGGTTAAAGTAGTTTCAAGAGATCAGTGGCAAAAAAGAGTCAATGATGCTGGACCTACTGGAGATTTAACAGACGCAATAAAGCCTTACGAAAATGTCGATTCAAATCATAGTTATGCAATAAGATCGCCTGTTTCGAGATTTGGTGTTCGTGAAGTTGATCTTGATGTTTATCTTGAAAAGGGTAAATTAATTCTTCGCCCAATAGCAGAGAATGAAACTATTGTTATAAAAGGATTTGTTATTGATCTTAAACGCGCATTCCAAGACAATCTTATATTTGATCAATCGTTTAAAAATCTAAATCTAACACAATTATTTAAAAATCAATTTCCATTAAAAGGTGTTGATTACTTAAAATACTTCGAGTTTAAGGATGATAAATCATTTAATAAACAAATTCCAAAAATTATGGATGTTTTCTTATTAATTGAAGATCTTAAGAGATTTAGTCGAAATAAACACGATTTCGACAAAGAAGAGTTAATTCATACCAATCAGTTATTTCAAAGTATTAAAGAAATAAAAGAAGAAATTCCAGAAAATCTTGTTCAAGAGAGAGAAGAACGTATCAAATTAAGTATTATGAAAGAAGATATTATTAAATCTCTTTATGGAAAGTATTATTCCGAAAATACTTTGTCTGATATACCTGAACAAAGAGAACTTTGGACAACACAGAGTTATGTTGGGAATATACCTTTTTATCTCTTTAGTTCACAATCAAATAATGCACGATTTGAAAATCTTATTAACAGTGCAAAATTATATGATTTTGTTAAGAAACAAGATAAGAAACGATTAATTAATGAAAAAGATATTGAAAGGAGAATGGATATTTATGAACAAGCTATTCATGAACAATTAAGTCCATTTGTTTTAGAAAAATTGCAACAAGAAGCAAAAGAAAAGGCTGTTAGTATTGATACAGTATTAACAACTAAACAAAAGAAATTAGTAGAACAATACATTCAACAATCAATTAATTCGCGAAAAGAATATGAAGAAAATAAATGCCCTCATTTTAAACTTCGTGCTGAATTTGATAATCTTGTCAGTTTAGAAGAGAAATTTGCAGTATTTCAAAGAATGATTTCAACTTTCGGTCCAAAAAATCCAGATCCTGAAACACAATTTCTCTTTTGTAAGAATTGTAATTTTAATATGGGGTGTCAACACGAAGTAATAATGATGGAACGATACGCAGATAAGAATAAAGATGAAGAATTAACAAAAATATTAGAAGATGTATTCTATTCTAATAAGTCAACAGGTTCACGAGCAGAATTTATTTCGTGTAAATTTTGTGGCAGAAAAATTGCTGATGCTGATATTTCTGAACAAGTTGAATACAATGAAGATGGTGTCAAAATAACTGGTGAAGTAATTGTTAACGAAGATGATGATATTATTATGTTACGAAATCTGGCTAGTACAGTTATATTACACTCTAGTTTATCTGGGGCAGTTAATGCTTGGAAATTAATAGATGAAATAGGTGCTAGTATTATTGATAGATGGGTGCAAGTAGAAAAACAAGAATTAGGTACAGAAGATACTGAACTTTTAAAAAGATTGTATGCTGTGGCATTTATTTATGCAAAACTCATCAAAGATATGATTTCTAGTGGATTTAGATTCAGATTCAGAAAAGAGTATCTTCCTGGTGATAGAAATGATCTGCCAAAAGATAATATTAATCCATATGTATTAGCGGTTCTCAAAATTGTTAGGGATCGTGATCGTCCATTCTTTGATAAACTTGGACTGAAAGAAATGAAAGGTAAGTTTACTGTCGCAATTAAATCAGCATTTAATACATTACAAAAAGAGGCGTTTAGAAAAGATGTAGCAACATTCAATCTCGCTAGAAGAATCTGGGGTGCAAATTGGACACCAAAAGCATTTATTAAAAATGCCCAAAATGAGGATACAGTAACAAAAATAATTGATAAATTGGATGTAAATAGTGATGATGATAAAAAAATTCATAAAGCTTTATTAAAAGCTGCCGAAATCAGGTTATCAAAAATTAGAAAAATTTTCAAAACTCCAATCCAAAATCGAGAAGTTTGGAAAGAGCTTGATACTTCGTTTGATAATAATAACTTGAATTATCTATTTGATTCTTTGGTTTATAATAGAATACCAAAGAAATATAATAGGCGATTCTTGAAGTTTGTTAAATTAAAAAATATTAATCCTCCGAAAGATGATCCATCCTTTTATTATACACTTAATGTTTATTGTGAAGATGGACGAAAACAGAAATGGGATTTAACAAAACTTCGTGGAAATTCATCAAGCACAACCATAAAAACTTCGGATCTTAAGAGAAAATTAAAAGCACAAAAAACTGCTTTTGATATGAATTTTGATCCTGCGTTCAGTATTAAATACTTTACAATTAATTCCACAATAAATGTGGAAAATATCAACCAATTTGAACGAGAATTGATTGACACTCAGTGTGGAAATATAACAAAGAAAGAGGCTACGCAAAAAGAAAAAACTAAAGGACCCAAAGATCATCAAAAACTAAAAGAAAAGGTGTTTGAAAGAGAGCTTGTGAATGAAATTGTTGATGTTGTACAAAATGCATGTGCTGGTGCACCAGGTCAGAAAATTTACTGGGGAACTGATATACTTTGTGGTTATGATATTGAATTGAATGGAAAGCCCAATAAAGCATTGATATCAAAAATACAAAATGGTCTTGAAAAAGAAAGAAAATATGAATCAGAAGTAAAAAGTTTTCCTGAACTTTCTATTGATAAACCAAGCATTCCTGTAGATTTTAAGACAAAAAAGGAGAATATAGTTTTTGACAAAAATGGAGCAGAATCATTAATAAATAAAATACGTAAACACGTTGATCTTATAAAGACAGAGTTCAAAGATAAAGAAACGTTAATGTCATTTCTTATTGATTTAGGTAAATTTAGTAATGTATTTGAAGAACAAACAAGAAATATTGAAAAAGATATATTTATATCCAAAGAGGATAAAGATAGAAAAGCCAGGTCTCTCAAACGGGATCAAGAATGGTCCAGATTATCTGAATTAAATAATATTATTAAGAGATTGCAGCGTGATTATAGACTTATAAGAACAAGTGAAACTGATATATTCTTGAATAGTCCAAGTATGATGTATTTGAGTAAATTTATTGATGATAAAAAGAAGAATGATTTCAAGGATAAAATACCTGATAAATACAATGTTGGGAATTATTATGATATTGAATATACAAATGATATAAGTATTAATCGCAGAATTATTATGTTTTTGAATATATTTATTAATGTTATGAATTCTATTGTACAAACCGAATTAAGTGCACAATTTGCGATGGAATTTCTTGAAAGAGCGAAAGATGATGTAGAACTGGCAGATACATCAGAAACCGATGTACAATTTGTGGAAGATCAACTTGATTTGCGAAAAAGAAAAAATATGGAAATTTATATGAAAATGACTCCTGAAGAAAAAATAGCAAAAGGTTTCTTTGAAGCAGGTTTAGAAGAACAGATTGAATTGTTGAATGAAGAGGCTCAAAAAGCAGCAACCATAGAAGATGAAAGAGCTATTGATAATTATAATGAAGCACAAGATACTGATAAATATGCAGAGACACTTGATGATGAACAATCGTACGATGACGATGATGTATTTATTACTGATTCATTTGAAGTATATTAATAGTCGCTGTTTTTAGTAATTTAACACATTCTTCATGACCATATAAACTTGCTAAATCTAAAGCTGTATCATTGTATCTGGTTTGAATATTTATGTCGGTACCAACATTAATCAAGAGTTCAACAATCTCTACATTACCCTTTTTACTTGCATTGTGTAAAGCTGTATAACCAAAATAATCTTGATTATTTAAGTTAATACCACCAGCTTTAATCAATAGTTTAATAATTTCTATATGACCATTATAACTTGCATAATCTAGAGCTGTTCTACCATAAGTGGTTTGAATGTTCAAGTCAATACGATCAGCTTTAATCAATAATTTAACACATTCTTTATGACCATTTCTACTTGCCCAATGTAGAGCTGTATTAGTGTTACTGTCTTTAATATTTAAGTCGGCACCAGCTTTAATCAATAATTTAACACATTCTTTATGACCATACATACTTGCAAAATGTAGAGCTGTCTCCTTATATCTGGTTCGAATATTTAAGTCAACACCACCAACATTAATTAATAATCTAATTAACTTAGTATATCCTTTCGCAGCAGCACTAATCAACAACTTATCTGTTATATGCATTAATTCTATTTCATATGTACTCAAATTGTACAAGTTCAATAGACAACTGAACTTCCTTTGACTGCATTGAGTCAAAAAAGAGAATACATCGTACCAGAGCTCGTTAGATAATTGCATCCTTTACATAAAATTGAATTATTATTTTTTAATCAGTTTTTTAATAATTTAACAATTTCTTTATGACCATTTAAACTTGCCAAATTTAGAGCTGTTCTATTATATTTGTTTTTAATATTTAAGTCAGCACCAGCTTTAATCAAGAGTTCAACAATTTCTTTATCTCCATGTAGACTTGCATTGTGTAAAGCCGTATAACCAAAATCATCTCGAATATTTAAATCAATATTACCAGCTTTAATCAATAGTTCAACAATTTCTTTATCTCCAAACATAGTTGATAAGTATAGAATTGTTCGACCATAATTGTATTGAATATTTAAATCAGTACCAGCTTTAATCAAAAGTTTTAACTTAATATAACCATTTCTAGCAGTATCAACCCACAAATCATTTGAAATCCAAATCAATAGTATTTCTTTCGCACTCAAATTGTACAAGTTCAATAGACAACTGAACTTTGACTGACTCTTTTGAGTCAAAAAAGAGAATACGGTGTACCAGAGTTCGTTAGATAATTGCATTTTTATGATAAAAAAATAATAGTTCAATTTCATCAATTTTTATTTTTTCGACGTCTAGTTTTCTTTTTTGGTTTAGGTTGTCCCTTTTTAGGTCCTCTTTTATAATACTCAACGGGACTTTCCTCTTCTGATTCTGGATCAGGAGGTACTTGTTGTGTCATTACGCTGTTATTGTCTGAATCATCGGCATTAAGTTCATCCTTGATTTCATTCAAAACTCTCATATTTTCGGGATCATCTAATGTGTATTCGTTTTCAGGATCCTTAATTTCAATAATTCTAGAATTGGTATCCGAGATATTATCAGGAATTCGTGAAAATTGTACCTCGGGTTGAGGTGGGGGTGGAGGAGAAGGATTTTCCTTCATTTCTTTTTCTTCTTCATTATTATAAACTTTCTCTGGTTCTGATTCAGAACTAGAATCGTATTCAGAATCTGATGGTTCTTGATGAGGAGCCTGTTGTTGCATCATGGCTTGCAACATAGCTTGTTGTTGTGGTGTCATTGTTTGTTGTTGTTGAACAAATGAACTTGGTGCAACAGGTTCTTGTTGAATAGGTTGTTGTTGTTGATAATACTGTTGATTACTTTCAACTTCTTGTTGTTGTGGAGTATTCATTAATTGGTTTACCTTTCTTGATCTTTGATAAAGATAAACACAAACTACTACAAGACCAACAATACTAATAGTTATTACCTTATTGTTGCTTACAAAACTAACAAGATTTCCGAAAATATTAACAGAAACTTTATCACCCTTCCCTTTTGTTGAGACAGATTTATTATCAGCCATTTTAATTAATTGTCACTTAATAATATATTTATCTATAACGCGCTTTAAATATTATTTCTTTTTAGCACGCATTTTTTCGTATTTATTTACAACATTTATGAATGTCGGACTTTTAATCTTTTTACCAGATTGCTTTGATAATTTTTTATTAACTTGATCATGAACTAGATATGTCCAATAAGCTAATTGGAGCCGTGTTTCGAGATAATTATCTAGCGGAAGAATCTTTAAAAATTCTCCATATGATTGTCTACAATGAATGCAAGGTAAAACATATTGTAAATCAGTATAAAACTTTTTGTACCTCTCTTTATCTACTGAGTTCGGTTTTAATGGATATTCAAATGCGAAAGAATGAATAGTTACCCATGCTGATGGACCCCATAATTTTGTGTTCATACTGATATATTTGCAGAAAAAAGGATAGATTTTTATAACGATTAATAGTAATAAAAATTTTTATATAGAATAAATATATAAGATGAAGAAACCTCAAGAACATGCTGATATTTTTGGAGGCAGTGCTGTCGCCGAACTTAAATTCGACAGAGATTTTCAAATTTTAGAGACTGGAAATGAAAAATACCAAGTACAGTTTATCAATCCATTATTCCGTGGAAAAAATGGATTGGTTGTTAATTATGCACCTTGGTGCCCTCATTGTCGTGATATGGCTCCAACAATGATTAAACTTGCTAATTTGACACGTGGATTATATCCTGTCGGAGCAATCAATTGTTATGATGACACAAGAGGCAACAATTTGCTAGCCGATTACTTGAATATTACTGGATATCCTACAATTAAATACTTAGACCAAGGCAACTTTAAGGATTACACTGGTGGTCGCGAACTCAAGGATTTCTTACGATTTTTGTGTGTCGAAAATGGATTATGTGAATTAGTTTAAAAAGATTTCATATATGTATTTAAATGAATGTCCCAAACGAACTCTTAAATAGAATTGTATATTTTTTATCACTAAAATCTGTTGCTAAGTTCAATACTGTTTTGAATGTGTATTCATTATCAACAGATGAAATCAAAAGCTTATACAGTTCAAAAAGTTATAATATTATAGATGCAATAGAATCAAATAATATCAATTATATTAAACTATTAATATCATACAACATTAATATTGAATATAGTGATTCAATATATTCATGTTCGAATTTACAAATAGCAGCAATTAGTGATAAATTAGAAATAGCAAAAATCCTAATTAATGCTGGTGCTAATGTAAATTATTGTGATAGGCAAGGTGATACACCTTTAATTGGTGCAGCTCGCTCAGGTAATAAAGATATAGTTGAACTCTTGATAGCGAATGGAGCTGACATAAATATTGATGGTATATATTTTTGCACACCTTTATTTTGGGCTTGTAATTTTAATCACAAAGAATGTGTCGAACTCTTGATACAATCAGGTGCTAACATGAATATAAGAAATGATGAAGGTAAAACACCTATTCAAATAGCCTCACAAAAAGGATATAACGATATAGTTGACTTACTCAATAAAAAAATGATTATTTAATGAGTTAGTTTCTAAAGTACAATGAATATCCCAAACGAACTCTTAAACAGAATTGTATATTTTTTATCACTAAAATCTGTTGCTAAGTTCAGTACAGTTTTGAATGTGTATTCATTAGCAACAGATGAAATCAAGAAACTTTGTGATGGATGTGATTTGTTATATGCTGTTAGAAATCATAATAGTTTAACATTAACTAAGTTAGTATTACTTCATAATAAATGTGATGTTAACAAAGGTTTTACTTTTCAAAATATGACAGCATTACAATTTGCATCATATAATGATAATTTTGAAATTGTGAAAGCCTTAGTTAATGCAGGAGCTAATGTAAATCACAGAGAAAGATATTATGGTATTACAGCATTAGATTGGGCAACAAAAAAGGAAATAATAAAATTTTTATTGAATGTAGATGGTATTGATGTTAATATTGCCGACTACGAAAATCATGCAACAAAATTACATTGTGTTTGTGCGGAAAATACTTGTGATAAAGAAATTGTTGAACTCTTGATTAATCGTGGTGCTGACATAAATAAAAGAAATAAATTAGGAGAAACAGCTTTATATTTAGCGTCTTTTAAAGGACATGAAGATATTGTTGAACTCTTAATTAATCGTGGAGCTGACATCAGTATTCTTGACAATAATGGTAAATCATATCTTGACGTAAAACCAACACAAAATTCCCTTTTTCACAAAATATCTAAAATGTTTAGTTCTGAATAACAAAAAAACTTTAATACACACGCATAAGCTTTCTTTTTTTGTTACTAAAAAATAAAGATGTCTCTTGATAATGATAAAGCTAAAATTTTATTGGCTATTACAAAAATAGTAGAAATTCAGCACAATGCTAAAGAACTTCATCTTGAAATTGAATCCTCAGTTCGTTCCTTTCAAGATGAACTGAAAATCCCACGAAGAATGCCAGAATTTTATCAGATGTCAATGGAGTTTGATCAGAAAGATAAAGAAAACATCGAACTTCTTGAACAACTTAGAACACAAATAAATCAAAAAATTAATATAACACACATTGATTACATTCCAAATTATATTGCTTATACAAGTCTTTTAGAAACTATGCTTTTTAATTCTAAACTTATTCACGAATATATTTCTGTTATTAAAAAGGATTACTTCAAATTGAAAGCTTATTTTCATTCTAATGAAAATAACGATTTGCAAATAGTTGCTCATGAAAACATAAATGCATTTCTTTATGGTCCACGATTTCTTAGTTTACAATCTGCAATTAGTGACACATACAAAGCGCTATTAATCATAATACGCCAGGAAGTTGAGAATCGCAATAAAGCTGATGTAGAATTCGATTTCATAAAAGAAATGCAAAATGAAACAGCATATAATAAATATATTCGTATTTTTCCCAAAATGTATAGTAAACAAAAGGAAAAGTTAAGTAATTTTCAATTAATTACTTATAATGTTACCAGAGATGCCTATGTATTTCAACGAAATAAGATAATAAAGGATATTTATTGTTCAATCGGTCAAAATATTGATCAAGAAACTCATGCTCGTTTTGGTAGAATATTAAAAGAATTCGAAAATGATAAGAATTTACTTAAACCAATTCTGGCTGCAGAAAATGATCTGGAACCACAATTTGATAATTTTTACCAGTATTTTGTGTTATATCCATTTAATACTCAATCAACAAAAACTCTTAATCTCGAAAACGTAATCAAGGATCTTGGTTTAAATGAAGACATTGACTTTAATTTATCACTCCAGTCTCAACTCCAAGAACTTCAACAAAATACTGGATTAGCATTTATAGTTTTGAATAAATATCCAAATAGTTCGATTGCGAGTATATATCATGATATATACGATCCCGAAACACGAGAATTGAACAAAATAATTGCTGAGAAAATTAGTAAAATAAAGGAAATATCTTATCAGTTAACTACTGTTTCTGGCTTTTTGTATAAAAATATTACAGAATTAAGAAGTGATAAACGAATATTACAAGAAGAAATTGATGATTTAATAGCTAAAAGAGACAATGGATTATCAACAAAACGGGCAAATTTAAAAAAGAATATTGGTGCTGTTGAATTACCTGTTCCAATTACATTAGAAAATATAACAAATAATTATTCAGATACCATTATCTTTAATCCTTCTAGTAATGATCCGAATGGGTATGTAGTATTGTTTATGACTGACGATAATTCTTTTGAAATACTTAAAGATACAAAAGGCAATGGTATATTTACTTTCTTTGTTGATATACCAGGAAGTGTTGGATTATATAAACTTTTAAGAGAACGTTATTCGCTAAACAAACTTAGTTTTATTCAACCATCGAGATACTTAAATAACTCATTGGATGAATTTAAGAGAATGGATGATACTTTACAAAATATTAATATCGGTTATGAAAGTTTCTTAACTGTTTATGGACAATTCAAACAAAAAATCAAACCGATAGAACGTATTAAAGAAATAAATAATCATGTTACAGCAAATCTAAAAAATACTGATGATATTAATGTTGCTGGTTCCGAGGAAATGCTTAAAATGTCTATATTTGAACGACTTCTTGTAAGATACATGAATACCTTACGCGAAACTCCACTGAAAGAATTATTAGACAGTATTGTTCACAAATATACAAAAGCTGCAGAAATGTATACTGAAATAACAGGAAATGAATTTCCATATAACAATACACTTAATGAATTGAATAATTCTTTCTTGAGTGCACTCAAAAATGCAAGCATAGCATACGTTCTTAAATTTGACGAAATGTTCTTACAAAATCTAAAAAATACTGATACAAATTATTTGATTTCAATTAGTAAAATGGTAGAAATCAATAAAACATTTAATATAGAAATATTTTTGAATAAATTTTATTCTAAATTACAAATTCAGTTAAAACGTTTTAGCGATTTTATTATTAGTCAACAGTTACAAAACAACGCTTTAGTTAAATTGCGCAAATTAAATCAAAAACAAGCTGATGAATTAAATAAAAAACTGGATAATTTAAAAATGTTTTAAAGATAAAAATGTAATTAAAGGCAATGGGGAGACACAAAAACATAGTCTATAACAAAGATGACATCAAAAAGCTCACAAAGGATGATAAAGTCAAGGTAAATAAGAAGTCTAAAAAGGAGGCAAAAGAAGAAGAAGTTGTTATTGAAGACACAGAAAAAAATGGAATTGTTGTTGATTTGTATGAACAACCTTCTGAAAGTCTTAACGAGACAAAATGTCTTGTCTCGCTGGTAACAAGTCAATGTCCTCCGATTAAAACTCTTTTTGAGACTCTAAATGGTATTTTGAGTAATATTAATTTATATTTTACTCCAGAAGGAATATTTATTAGAGCTCTCAATCGGGACGAAACAATCAATGTTAATGCCGAGCTTCTTTGCGATAGATTCGAATATTATCATTGTAAAAAGGATGAACATATTGTCGGAATCAGATTGGTGAGTTTTTATAAAATCATTAGTACATTAGGTGCAAATAATGTACTAACTATGTATGTTGATGAAAACTCACCAGAACGACTTAGTACTCGAATCGAGATCAAAGAACGCAATACAATTCATAATTATACTATTAATCGTTTGAATATTAAAGTATTGCGTTTAGATCCTATTGATTCTGATGACTATCCTGTTATCATCGAAATGCCGAGTAATTATTTCCAAAAAATTTGTAGAGATGCCAATAGATTAGTTGATAAAGTAGAAATTACTTATAGTACTGATAATCAACTATTTCTTCGGTTTGAAACAGATGGAATAATTCAAGAAACAACAATCGGCGAAAACAAAGATTACTTGAAATTTATTAAGAATGAAAAAACAGAAGAAATTATCCAAGGTGTTTATAACCTCAAGGATTTAGTGTCGTTTTCTAAATGTACAAGTATTTCTGATAGTGTTAAGCTTCATCTTAGTAATGAACATCCATTTATGATACAATACAAAATAGGTAATCTTGGTGTGATCAAATTGTTTATGGATGATGCAACCCCAGAAACAATTATTGAGGAAACAGAAGAATAAAGATACATTCCTTTTATTTTTTATTTCGTCCCAATTGCAAGTAGTCATCAATATATTCTTTCATTTGTTGCTCAATTATGTCGAAATTTCTTGACGAACAATTTGGTTCGCAATCAGAAGCATTGTGGTCACAAAAAACTTGTTTACTGATTTTAATTTTAATCTTTTTACTATCTACATTCATAATCCCTATTTGATCACCATAAATATTGATATAAGTAAAACAATCAATACCCTCGTACGTGAAAAACGTCATTTGGATAGTATTAAAGTTTTTTTCATTTTTTAATGCGTCCTGTTTAAAGTTTATTTTTATTTGTTTAATATAAGTTAATATGTCAAGAAGACAACAACGAAGTAATTTAAGACTTTATTGTTCTGAAAGATGCAATGATAGTCGTCAAATTATAAGAGTTTTCAAAGAAAATCCTGAATTACGTCAGAGATTTACTGTTATTATTGTTGATAAATATTATAGAAAATATGGAAGATTTCCTGAGGGTGTTCGTGGTACTCCAACAATCCATCTTGAATTACGTAACGAAATTGAAGTATATGAAGGAGATGATGTATTTTCATTAATCAGCAATTTAATGAAACAAATGTATGGTGAAACGGAGGATGATGAAGTTGATTATTACGATGATCGCGTTAGAGAAGTTACTGAAGATCCAGGAGTTGATCATGTTAGATACAAGGGTGGAACTAATAGACCTGAAACGTGGGGAAAGGGAACTAGTATTAACACTATTTTAGAACCAGATGAATGGCCAGAATGGGCAGTTGATGCAGATGGTGAATATGATGATGACCCAAGTATTTTCTTGGCTTCAGAAACTAGTAGTGATCCGCGTTATAATGCTCCTAAAGGACAAGATCTCATTAAACGAATGAAAGAAATGGAAAATCAACGAAAGGCAGCAGAAGAATCATATAAACAAGCAATTAAACGTCGAAGAGGAGGTCATGGTGGTAGACCTCCACCTCCACGAAGAGGACGACAACAAGAACGTCCTCAACAACAAGAACAAAGAAGAGGACGCGGTCGTGATAGAGAAATTATTGTTTAAATGTTTTAAAAGAATAGTGCGTTTATAATCACAATAACTTATACCCCCCAATAATATCATGGAACGCTCGAGATATGTGCCTATGTTCTGTAGTAAATTAACAGAACTTCTCAGTAAATTAGAAGATAGATTTCCAGAAGAGGAAGATTTCGGACTTTTACATACTGCACTTTTGTGGGCTGTACAAGCAGGACAACAAGAAAGAGTTGTAAAAGAATATCGTACATACGTTTATCAATATAGGGATGCAATTGATAAACAAGATGAAGATGCATTGTTAAAAAATGATTATAATAATGTTATTAGTGAATTAAAAGCTGATGCACAAGAGGGGAAATTGAAAGTTGAACATTTCAGAAAAATGTTTCTAAGTGAACGTGTGACAGAGAAAGATAAAACCGTAGCATGGACATACCTAAAGCTTTTGAATAAACTAATGGATGGTATTCTCCAAAATAATGAAATTTAAACAACACATTCAATTTTATACATAGTTGTTATTAAACCAATTTATTTTTTCATTTAAAGATAATTGAGTTAATAACTTAATCTCCTGCGTTATTATTTAGTTTTGATTTTTCTGATCGTAAACTAAGTATGGAAACAGCCAAAAAGAAACGTCGTGGAAGCACGATTCCTGAATTTAATAAAGCCAAAAAAAGTATTTCTTATTTCCAAAAATACCTTTTAGAATTTATTGTTAAGCTATCACAAGCATTCCCGGAAATGATTGATGAAACAAATATGAAAAGCATTATGGCAACTCTTAAACCAATCAAAGAAGACTCGCTTGATAAATATGTCAGTTTGAATGATTTGAAAAAGAGCGCTGTTTTCAAATATATGGTTGGTTATTTAGATCATGTTTTCCCGGCAATTGGTGCATTAAAAGAAAAGAAACTAGATCTTTTTGATCAAGAGAAACGAGCTGAATATGGTATTAGTAAAAAACCACTTGTTGATTTGAATATTGATTTTGTCGATATTTGGAAATCTGAATATATTACTGATCAGCTTAAAAACGTTGTACTGACATATTTAGGATTAATGGCAACTATTAGTTTTGATACAGTGGAACTTTTCAAAGTTAGTAGTAAAAATAAGCAAGCTATTACACAAAGAAAAGCTGTTAGACAATTTAAACATAAAGAAATGAAAGGGAAAATTTATGATCTTCTTGGAGAGGCTGGTAAAAACGCAAGTATTGATGTTGTTATTGATGATATTCTTAGTGAATTCGATAAGTCAAAACATCATTTACAAGCAGGTAATGCAGATCCACAAAAATTAACAGCAATGATCCAGAATTTGTATGGAAAATTAACTGATAAATATGAAGATGGAAAACTCGACGAAAAAGAATTAGTTGATAGTAGTAAGAATCTATTCAAAAATGTTATGAACAATGAAGATTTGAATTTGAAGGAAAATCTTGGTAGTGTTATCAATATGATGAAGGCTGAAGACAATGATACTAATATTCTAAAGGAAATGATGCAATCTGCTGGAGTTCCTGATGGTGTGGACTTAAGTAATATTACAGAACAACTGAAGAATAATGATAATCCCTTTGAAAAAATGATGGAAGAAATGGCAAAAACTGATAAAAAATAATGTGTGTAATTTAATTCTTTTTTTGCGAAAAATGCAACAAAATAAATATAATCCTATAATAAGTGCAGCGATGTCAGATGCTTTAATTAAAGATTTGCGTATGTCTTTAACGAAGCTTAATAGAGTCATAAAAAAGGATGTTAGTCTTGATGACGAAAATATTGTTGAATTAAAAGAATTAATTCAAGAGATTGTATCATTGACAGGTAATATAGAAGGATTTATATATTCAATGAAGGCAAAGAAAAATCCTAAAATGTTAGAAAAAATGAAAAAACAACAAGAAATAGAAAAAAAATTGTTTAAACAATTTATGCCTTTAATCATGGCATGTAATATTATGTTAAATAATGATGAATCCGAATCAAAAAATTAAGAATAAATTATTTATTTTTTTACATGATTGGTTTTGTACTTAATGACGTTTACGACGTCCTCCACCACCTGTCATTTTTTTTGCTGCTGCTTTTTGAGCAGCCTCAAGTGCTGATTCTTGTCCTGCTGTTGGTGCATCTGCCATTTCTGCAGCGAGTCCTGATGGAGTTTTTGTTGGTTGAAGTCCAAAGTGACCAAGACTTGTTGGTGCTTGTGCAGGTTTACTTTCCACTGCCTTCTTTGTCGCTTCTACCTGTTTAGCACCACTTCTAATATTTTGTTGAATACCAGCATGACAATACATGTTAAGAGCATTAACAGCTTGACATAAAGCAAGAACTGAATTATATCCAGATCCCATTTGGAATCCATCAATATCGCGAGTCAAGATAATAAGCTTGTCGCGAATATTTCCGTCAATCTTAGTCATCTTATTAATGTTAGCATTCAATTTCGATAAAATATCACTTAATCTATCCCATTGTCCTTTTGCAGTTTGAATTTGTAATCCACCAAACAATCCACCACGAACTTGAACCTGACATCCAGGTTGTTTATAAATTCCTTCACCAACGGTTTTGAGCATATTGCCCATACTCTTCGCAATGGCACCAAGATCATCAATACACTTATCTAATTTTTGAGCCTCTTCTGTTGCTTTTATTCCAAATGTACCAGTATTTGAAATATCTTCAGTAGCAAGATTACCGAAACCGGAATGTACAAGAGTTCTAATTTCATCAAGAACCTCTGTAGGATCTTTATTTATACTAGTACCAGTAATTACAAAAGCAGTTACAGAACTACTCATTTCAGCATAGATCTCATCAATCTTCTTCTTTGATTGACTAAGTTCAGTATACAATTTGTCAATTGCTGCTTTAGCAACTTCAATGTTTTTATCTTCAGAATATTGACTTCCGAAAATTTCTTTCAATGATGTGTTAAGTGAATTGAGTACTTGACTAGCAATAGTTTGTTGACATCTTTTCAATTCATTAGCTGCATTATTCATCTTGGAACATTTTTCATTTGTAGGATCTTCACACTTAGTATGTTCAGCCCGAGCCATAGTTTCAAGTACACAAGCATATAATGCCATTTGACGTCCACCTTCCAACATAGCATGAAGTGCATCAAGTGTAAGAGCCTTAATGACATGTTTGCGGGTTACCTTAATTTTTTCGACATCATTACCGCGACTTAAGTTTGCTAATTGATCCAAGAATTGATAGACATCCTTTGGTAATGCATTGTCATCCAGAATTTCGTTTTGCAAGTATTTAAGTGACAATTTTCCAGCCTCTTCCAAGTTCCCTGCTGGAATCTTGCTCGTATCCTTGTCTTCAAGTTCTTTTTGGAATCGAGCAAGTTCCTCCATAATAACACCACTTGTTGTGCTTTGAAGAATGCCTTGATCAATGCTCTTTACTTTAGATAAATGGTCATCAATACGAGTCTTCAATCCATCAATGTAATTATTAATAACAGTTGTTGCTTGACCCATCATGCTGTTTGCTTTAGAAGAAAGATCAGCTCCACCAACAGTCTTTACTTGTCCTGATGGAAGTACTTCTTCTAATTGGTTTTTGATTTGGAACCAAACATTAAGCAAATTAGATGTAACACGGTTAACCCAAGTCGTAAGTTCACGATAAGTTCCAGGTGCAGATGATTGAGGAACTTGTTGATTCATAGCATCACGAACGGCACCTAAAACAACAAGCTTATCCTTAATATCATACGTAGTAGCATAAACAACAATAGCCATCTTATTAAGCCATTGCATCATAGCCATATTGTGTTTGATATCAATACTGGATACCTCTTCAAGAAGACCACGTTGCTTAGCAAGCTTATCTTCTACTTCATTTAAGAGCGAGACAACATGGTTCAAAGCTTGTTGTCTTTGTTGAACTAGAATATTAAGTTTAACAATCGTGTTAGAATCAGCTTTAGCTCCAGGTTTTAAGAGTTCAGAAATTCCATTATTATGTTGCGTTAATTGCTCAAATGCTTCTGCTAATTCAGTACGAAGATTACTTCCACCGTCACTTGGTGCGCCAGTACCTAATCGTCTAGCAATAACAGCAAGATCTTCCTTAATATCATCTAAGCGAAGTTTTTCGCGTCCACTAAGTTGGTTGTTAGCAGTGTACTTAGAAACAGCATAAGCCATACGCATATATTCAGTAATGAATGCACGCATTTCCAAAATCAAACTAAGTGCAAGATTGCGTGCCTTTTCAGCCAAAACAAGTTGAGATTGACTAGTACGCAAGTTAAATTTACCAAGTTGTTCTTGAACCTCTTTCAGAGAAACACGTTCATGAATGAAATCCATACGTTGCAAAAGAGCATTAGTTCTTTCGACAAGATCAAGACTGAGACCACTAACATATTGAATAGCCTTGGAACATTTTTGAGCGTTCTTTGATGCATCAGAATTTTCATCAGGGTTCTTCAAGATTTCAACAACATCAATCTTTTTGTAAGCACAAAGGTTATCGACCTTGTTAACTTGCATAAGTAAAGTCTTGACAGCGTCACCAAATTCATTATTAGCTTGACGGAGATCAGCAGCATCTTGACTGTTTGTTCCAACCTTACGAATAGTCTTAGCGAAAATATTGCGAATCAATGAATTTTGTGTCTCAAAACTGCGAGCAGCTTCATGAACAACCTTATACAATTTCTGATAAGCACCAATGTTACTGAAAAATGCATTAAGAATATATTCCTTAGCAATTTGTCCGTCAAGTTTTTCCCAGTAACTATCAGCATCACCCATGGGTCCTCCCATCTTTGTAATTTGAGATTTAATCATATCTTCACGCTTAGTATTAAGAACAAGTTCAATCTTAATTCGCTCCATAGGATCAGAAGTACGTTGATAAGCCAAAGCACGAGCTTGAGCGAGTTCTTGATCAAGAACCTTCATAAATTCTTGCAATGTGTATCGCTGAGTGATCATGTAAGCCAATCCAGCTCCACCACGTTGTCCTTTTGTTTTCTTAGATCCCTTTGCCTTCTTTACACTATCACGCACTGATGCCAAAGCTTTGGTTAATTCTTTATCCAACTTAGATCCTCCAACAGCGTTTGCCTTTTCACCAAGTTCAGAACGAATAGCTTTAGCTAGCATACCAAGTGTAACTTGTTTTTGTGCAGCACCACCGCTTTGAGTACTACCACTTATGAGATCTGATTGTCCTGAAGCATAACTTGCTACACTACTGACTCTTTGTCTTTGCTTCATTGAACCAACGCGATGTGGTTCCGGATCATCGGGATCAAACCCTTCCCAATCAGCAGGATACATCTTACGATCAATCATCTCATCACCTTCACGAACAAGCTTACCAACCTTGAGTTGATCTCTAATTTCATCACGCATTCCTTGACGATCGAGTCCAGTTGAACGTGCAACAAGTGCACGTTGTACATTTTCTTTAGCAAATTGTTGATGTTGTTTAGCCAAAGAATCAGCAATACCAACAGTTTCGTTCTGAATATCAATAAGAGCATGCATATTCTTCTTCAAATTCTTTTCAGCAGCCTTTTGTGTTCCAACTTGAGATCTAGCATAAAACTCACGCAAAGCATTAAGTGATCGTGAATGCTTTTCGAGTTCCTTGGCAGCACTCATTTGCTTCACAATTGCACTAGCAATTCCTTTTTGTTGTTCCAAACTTTGATTATCAAGTTCCTTCATCTCTGCGCTACGTACAACATTATTTAAGGCTTTGTAAAGCAACATCAAAAGCTTAGAATACTTCAACTTATCAGTAGCAGCTTGTTGTTGTGCTTTAATGTAATCAATATGAGAGTTCATCTTCTTAATATCGGCATTCTTAACTGCAGCTAAATGAGAAACACAGAAATCCATATCTTCATCAGCTTTGCTAATACAATCTGTTAATTCAGTCACTAGTGTTCCAGTATCCTTAACATGTTCCTTCAACATATGCTTCAATGTCTTTTGATCACTAGCAAGTCCAAGAATCTTGGGGTGATGCATAAGAATAAGATTATCTTTGCGTCCAAGATTCTTTTCTTTTGCACTAAGCATATTAACCTCTTGTTGCAAGTTTTTAATTTCAATACCAAGAGCTCTAGAAACCTTATTAGCAAGATGATACATATCTTCAAAACTACCAACCGCATTATAAGCGACATGGAAATTGGGATCAACTGAGTTAAGTTTTCTGTATTCACGCTCAATATCGGAAATTTGACTCTTAAGTCCCTCAAGATTTCTGTGGTTCTTGTTGAGTTCTCCAATACTATGTTCGAAAATCCTAAGATATTCCTTAATGTTATCAACAACACGTTCCATATGAGCAGCATTAATAGTCATATCGTATTGATCAAGAGAAGTATCTCTTTGAGCAGCCTCAATTAAATTACGTTCAAGAGCCATTAATGAATTAAGTTGACTTAAGAGTTCATTAATTACCTTAATACGTTGGTTATTGAGGGTCTTGAATTTGTGTTGGAACATCAAGAGTTTCTTGACAGTTCCTTGGTAAGTTTTGTCACTATAAATTTTTTGTTTAAGTAACAAATTTGATTTAGTTTCAAGTCCATACCGTTTTTCGAGAATTTTACGAAGACGACCAAGTTCAGTCATTGAGTCAATTTCTCCGGACAAAACATTAACAAGATCAATTGCCATAAGGTAATATTTCTTGAAAAGTTCTTCAGTAATGCCCCAGTTAGTTTTGTGTAATTGTTTAATTTTCATAACTTCGAAATCACGATCACTGAGACTATCAATAAGAGTACTTACAGCCTTTAGTCCACCAAATAACATTTTATTATTTTGTTGGATTTTTTCAAGAACTTCAACAAATTTAAATGAAGGACCCTGGAGTTTGCGCACAATAGGATCTTTGTTGGCGTTCTCTAAATAAACTAGTTTGAACATCTGTGCTCGTTATAATATACTGGGATAAAAAAATAAATCAAAAGTTAATTTAATTCAAGACATTTCAAACTTCTTTGGATTATTTTCCAACAAATAAATAGTAACATGAAAAAGGGCGGAAGTGGATCACGAAAAAATAAATCTAGTAATATTTGTGCCCATCATATTACAGGAAAAGATGCTGAATTGACTTGCTTCGACAAACAAGCGCTTATACGTATTGCTGAATCATTAAATGATAAAAAAGGAACTCAACTTATCAAAATTCAGGGACGTAGCAAAGAAGACTTATGGAAACAAATCCAAAAAGTAATGCAGAAAAAATGTGGAAATGATGAAGTTTGTTGGGCAAAAAATACTGGTCAACGTTCTTTAATTAAGGAACATTTTAAACCAGTACGTCCAAAAGGTGGAAGATATGCTTGGTTATCTAGTTTAGACATCGAGGACATTATGAGACAATATGAAAAGAAATATAAAGATTTCATATTCTTTGGTCCATTACCAAGTGATTTCGATAAAATAATTACAGAATTGAAAGGACAGGAATTGAAAAGATTATGTACCAAAGGAATCAAAAGAATAGGTATTGTTCTGAATACTGATCCACATAATAGACCAGGACAGCATTGGGTAGCATTTTTCTTTGACTTAACTGGTCCAAAAGCTAGTATTGAATATTATGATCCACTAGGAAAACCACCATTTAAATCAATAAATGAATACATGAAGAATCTATCTATTTACCTGTATATGAAAATGAATAAAGAGGCTATTCGTAAAATAAATAAAGAACCTCATCAACGTAAAGATGGTCAATGTGGTGTATTCTCAACAGCTTATATCGTGAAAAGACTAAATGGTAAATCGTTCGAAGATATTATGGTCGATAATATAATGACAGATGGAGGAATGGCTGATTGTAGGGATTATTATTTCCGTGATTAAATGAAAATACTAAAAAATTTATCAACCTGATCCATAAACTAGACCAATGTAAATTCATTTACAATTAACTGGGGATATTCCTTTTTTTTGTCAAATATAATTAAATGAGTATCAAATACGATGAAGATTTAGTATTTGTTCCTATGACTGACTATGGTATTCTCACTAAAAATATTCTTGAAGTAATGTGCCAAAATGAAGATATAATTGAAGATTCAAGCAATTTCTTAAGTAAGTTTATTGAAAAACTAGAAAAAGAGTTACCACTAAAATCAATTAAATTTACTGATCCAATTTTTAATATTGTTGAACCAGACACATTATCAGCTTATAAATATAACAAATTATTCAGTAATTTTGTTGGTAAACCTATTGAAACTATGGAAGAAATGACATGGAGAAAATATATACATAATCTTTTATATGATTTCATTACATCACAATCAGAAAACATGAATAGACAAATAGAAAATGTCAATAGAAAAGACATAGATTATCAAATTGAAAATAAAATTAGAGATATAAAAGCTAGGACTCCAGATAAAATTAAAAATTATGTAATCAAACTATATAATTATAATCAATCATTAATAGATGCATTTTTATTATCCTTTATAGTTAACTCTTATAAGATTCCTAGACAAACTTTGGTATATAGGGGAATTTCTGGTCGTTTTGGAAACCTTACTAAAAAAAGAGATGAAAATATTGATGATTTAAGTTATAAAATTTTTAAATTAGATACGCTAATGCGTAATATAAATGATATTGATCCAGCAATCTTAAGTAATAAATATGTTGAATTACTTAAGTTTGAAGACATCAATTTAGTAGATGATGAAGATGAATATATCAAGACTCGATTGATTGAAAGAAGTATAAATATAGATAACTACAAAATAGGTAAATATACAAATAAGATATATTTTATATTAGATGGTATTTTTAAGGTAGATTATATGAAAAAGAAGAAAAGTGAGGATTTAATTAAAGATTTTACTGAATTGATGCAATTACCTATTGAAATTAATAAACTTTTAATTGATCTTTATTCAGAAAGAAATAAGGATTTTATTGAACATTTTAAAAAATATCCAAATGATTCCATAACTTCAAGACGTTTTTGGTCAACTAGTTTATCTGAAAAAATAGCATCATCAGACTTCTTTACTGACAAAAAGGAATGTTGCTTATTAACAATTGAAATACCTAAAGGAGCCCATGCTATGTATATTAATGGATTAAATAATGAAGCAGAAATACTTGTTGCGCCATGTGTCGAGTATAAATTACTAAATCATGATGTAAATAAAAACACTATGAAATTAAAATATGTTAATACGACAAAAGAAAATACAAAAGAAGATTGGGAATTATTCAAAGAAGTTATAAGATTAAAAGTTATAAGAGAGGTCGTTTTAAGTCATGATGATAAATTAATTATGGTTCAAAATTTTAATGTTGTCGAAGAAAAATTAATTAAAAAAATGAAAGAATATCTTGCTTGTTAACCTTTTTATTCATTCTTTGTCACTACTTCTTTTCAACTTGTGTAACACAACATGTTTTTTTGACAAAAACTGCATTAAAACAGTCAACCATACATTGTCTATATTCTTTTCCATTTGTATAACAAACTCTATTACAAATAGAGTACTTCAAATTTATCTCTTTTTCGGTGTCCATACTTGTATTTCGATTAAAAGACAGTTCAATTTTTATTAAGTACAAACAGACATGAAACGGTTGCGAAAAGTAACTATTCAAAACAAACATGACGAGATACCAATGAATATACGTGGTGGGTATGTACCACTAATTGAACCAGGTCATAGTGTAGAGGATACTTTCTTTTCCAAGGAAAATATGAAAAAGGTTTACAGAGAAATTAAAGCAGCAAGTAAACTTCCACTAAATACTAATTTTGTTGATGTTTTGTTAATTATAATGAATAAAACATGGTCATTACCCGAAATGCGCAAAGGAATAATGACAATAGATCATGACTCCGCGATTCAGCATTTAAATCATGTTGCAAAAGAAAAGGGATTGATGTTTATTAGTAATCAATACGAAAAACAATCAAAGTTAGAAGAAGTAGAAAAAACAAAAAAGAAGATTAAAAAATTGTACAATCAATCCACAAATAAAGAGCATTTTCAAACACTAGTACAATCACATATTCCGCTTGACAAATTAAATGCACTTTTACAAGCGGCAAAAAAGGGAATTGTTGATGAAGACGAAATTGCTCAGTTTATTAATGAATATATTCAAAAACAACATAGAAAAAATATCAAAAGAAGTGGATACATCGACGATAGTCCAAGTAATGAGATAGCTGTTGATCAAGAAAGCAATTTAAAATATAATTTTGCACTAGGAGAATCAACTAAAACATATTTTATAAGTATTGATAGCAGAAACAGAAATGTAAGAAACTGGAAATTGCCAAACAGATACAGATTCGAGTTTGTAGCAATTGATAGTGAACTAACATCGAGATCACAGGTTTATGATCTAATTAAGTTAACTAATATTATTGAAGTAAGGTTATTAACTGCTACATTCAGCAATTTCTCACTGTTAGTATCGCCGGCTTCAGAAGATCCATATATCTTTATGGACCTAGATGAAGTTGAAGGGAATACTCATGCATCATTTCCATTTGGATTCAGAGTGTTTGGTCAATTAGAAAATGTAGAAAGCAGAACAACATTAAATAGATATGTTGGACTTGGCACTACTTCTTGTGTAAGAGTATATAATATCAGACAAACTAAGGCATCACTCAGCAGTCTTACTATTAATTTGTTGGATTTAACTGGTCAACCATTTGATTTCGGTCCTGACGGATTCAATGTTACAAATGCCACAGCTGCTTCTCCAACTGAATTAACAGTAAGCGAACCGCATGATCTTATTAATGGAGATAGAGTTTATATTGTTCAGGGATTCGATAACGGAAATGAATTAGAAACTGATGAAGTTAATAATCCACGAGGACAAATTATTACAGTAACTGGTGCAACTACTTTCACTATTCCTGTGGCATTAACAGCAGTAGGAAGTGGTGGGTTTGTTATAGTTGCTAAAAGACAGCATAATTTTGTCTTTGCCGTCAAACAGTTGTCAGAACGTGATGCTTACGAATATCCAAAACAACCTATTCCAATTAATTAAAAAATAAACAATCTTTAAATTATTAATGCCATATTTTATTCCAAATGTTTCTTCTAAAGCGAGATTTCCATTCATCTTTGTAATAATAAGTTGGGATCACGTGTGTTGACATAATTGGTAATTCTCGTGAACAACCATCACATTGATCATAAACACCGGGATTGAGCATATTTTCTTTCAAATTAAGATCTTTTTTTTTATGACGACTCTTAGAGCCGCCTTGACAGGAGTCACAAATAGTATCTCCCCATTGATTTTTATAGTGTGTATCATCAATCCAATTCTTAATACCTATTTCTCCATTTACATTCATAACTGATTTTTCGTCTTGTGGTCCGAAACTATTTACCATTTCGTCTTTACGTTTATTATATTGAAATGGTATTCTCCATTCCATTAAATCTGTAGGCGTCGGAATCTCTCCATATATTAAATCTGAAGAGGTTCCATATGCAGGATTTGCAAATATTTTATTAATACCATCAGGCATAGGACCTCTAGCATATTTAGGATTATTAAATAATGGTTCATTACTGAATGGTTCCGCCTTAATAGTCCATGTTCTTGGATCAACGCCACCATGTGTTGATGGTTTCACTAATTTCTGAATATTTGCTATAATATTGTTTGTAAGTAACAAACCAACAATTAGTCCAATAACTCCTCCAATTATGAAAAATAATAATACTGAAGCCCATGAAGTCTCAGCCATTGCTTTATTATTGATACAGAAAAAAAGGGCTTAAAACAAAAAATTGAAAATAT